GGTATATCCTTGCCCATTCGCATTAATTGCGTTTGCAAGCCTGAATTTTGAATTTCTTTTGATACTTTGGCAAATCTATCTACACCCTGCGATGCTGTACCACCAAATGTAGCAAGCACGGTCGAGTTTTGTTTCATTAACTCGCCATATTGTCCTATTTCTTTTAATGTATAACCTGCTGATTGTAAATTTTTGAATGCACCATCCATGCCTAGTGCTAATCCATTACGACTTATATCTTGATATAGCTTAAATTCTGCATCAGCTTGTTTGGCTATTTGATTTTCAAGTAATGCTGCTCCATTTATCAGTCCTTCAAGAAATTTACCTACATATGGAATTTTTGAAACTAATGAACCAATAACACCAGCCGCACCCTTAACTGTATCATTATAAACTGCAGCGCCAGTTTCCCCATCGACAATACTTTTTATTAAACCGCCACCTGCTGATTTTAAAGCGGATAAATTTGATTTTAATTGAGCAGTGTAACCTTTGATACCAACTGAAGCATCCCGCATGTCATCAGCAAGTCCCTGGGATATAGGTATGCCTCTTTTAAGAGCATCGTTATACTCATCTGTTATTAGTTTAATTTCTTCAGGGGTCATATTTGTTGGCATAAGTAATATTTATACTAGGAAAAAACATGAATCCATTGAGTCAATATTTTAGACAACCAGCAATTTACATTAAATTACCAAGTCAAGGAAAATATTATCCTCCTGGCTCAATAGATATGCCTGAAAATGGTGAATTGCCGGTATTGCCTATGACTGCAATTGATGAGATTTCTTATCGCACTCCAGACGCACTATTCAGTGGGCAAGCAGTTATTAATGTTATCCAAAGTTGTATTCCTGCAATTAAAAACGCATGGCATGTACCATCTATTGATATCGATACAATTTTAGTTGCAATACGTATTGCCAGTTATGGGCATGAAATGGAATTTGGCACTACTTGCCCTGCATGTAATAACGTTGATGATTATGCAGTGGATTTACGAGTTGTCATGGGACAAATTAAAGCACCGGATTATACTCAACCAATTAAACAGGGTGATATTGAAATTTATTTCAAACCCATGACTTATAAGAATTTATCGGATAATAATAAAATACAATTTGATGAGCAAAGAATCTTTCAAGCTATTCCAGCAGATGGTGAAGTAGATGCTAATAGATTAACAGCAATGGCAGACGCACTTAAAAAAATGACAGAAATGACGGTCACAGCATTGAGTCAAAGTGTATTAACCATCAAGACACCCACTGCACTAGTATCTGAGCAAGAATTTATTTCAGAATTTATGCGAAATTGTGATAGTGCGTTATTTAATCGTATACAAAACTTTGTTGTTGAAAATAAAACGCAGGCAGAAATGAAGCCTGTTATGATCAAATGTGGAGGATGTTCCAATGAATACGCACAATCTATTACATTGGATATGACAAGTTTTTTCGTGCGCGCCTCCTAACTCTAGACTCTGCTGGAGTATCCAAGTACGTTGATAACATGGATAAAGAAATCGGAGAGATAAGAAAGGAGGCATTTAGAATGGCATGGTATATGCGTGGAGGCATTCCATACGATCAAGTAATGCAATTAGGAACAACAGAAAGAAAATTGATAGGTGAGATTGTCAAAGACAATATGGAAACAACCAAAAAATCAGGATTGCCATTTTTCTAACAACAAATTTTTGCTTTTGCCTTTTCTTTTAGGCGTGACCCTCAAATGCCACTAAGTGTTTTATTATTTGATTTTATATTAACAGATTAGCTTCGCTAATCCAAGACTCGCTTCCGCTCGTCTTATTCTTTTTAGTCTTTAGAGTAGTTGCTTTTAATACTATTCGTCTAGAACTAGGACATAATTCACCGTAAGCACGGTGAAAAAAATGTTCTCTTCGTCTGAGACTGAGGACATCTATTATAAAGAGATTGTGCTTTCACACATGGAGGCGGTTGACCGGTACCCCCTACTCTAGCTTCACATATCAACGGAACCCTAGTAACCCCATAATAAATCAAAGTCCTATAAGCATGGGTCGTATCTTTTTCACGTTGCCCAAACCATTTGTTGCCTTAAGTTGGCTTTTGCCTTTGACACCCGAGTAAGCTTGCGCCTCTTCTATCCGAACTAGGTTTCTCACTAGTCCTCAACGGGGATCGAGCAGCCTCGATCAAACGCTGTCAGTGTGATGCCTCCCAGGGTTTCACTGGTTCCGACAATAGTTTAGGGCTTCCCCTAACTTTGCTTGTTGATGCCTGTCTAATGATTTAAATTTTGTTTTTAATGTGACTACCATGTATGCGACAAACTATTTGTCCGTTATAGTAGTCATCGCTTTCTAATACTTGATGCCTAAACTGTTCCCTGGCCTCAATATAACTGCATTCCGATTTGGTTTTGCAATAATATAATATTTGCCTTGTGAAGTTTTCGATGCCTAACTGTTCGATGTCTTTGTTTAATTCTATGTTGCTGCCGGTATACTGTTTCCAGTCTGAATCCACTTTGCTTCTAATTTTCTTTCGTTTTTTGGTGCCGTTTTTAAGTTTTACTACTTTATATGTTGTCTTACTAAATTTTGCTAGTTTTTTCCCAATATATTTTCTGCCAGATATGTTATTTGTGATACAATAAACAAATCCGACACAATCTTCTGGTAGTATTTCAACGTGAGTGTTTTCAAAAAGCCATAACATCTACTAGTTATTGTCTTTTACTTGCTCTCGTATTTTTATGCTACATCTATATCTGTATTATAACTGGTAAATCCATTTTCCTTCACTACTTTGAGAATATTCTCTACTCTTCCTGCTAATTCATCTCTATGACTAACTAGCCAAATTGATTTGTTTCTCTCTCGTGCCATCTGTTTTAATAATCCCAACGCTGACTCAACACCTTGCGTATCTAATCCGTTATCTATCATTTCATCTACAAATAAAAGATTAATAGGAGTGTACAAAGATTCAAATACATCTCTAAATGCCCATGCCATTGATAGAATTAACCGATTTCTCTCACCCCTTGATAAATTATCAAAATCAAGCTCACGTCCCAACTCTTCAATATTAACTGAAAGATCGTTTTGGAATATAACTGTATGTGGTAATCCAATTCTATCTAAATAGTGTGTTAATCTTGTATTAAGATATGATAAGTTTTGTTCAATAATTTTCTTGCGAATAAAACTATCCTTGCTGGTAAGTAATTTCAATAAAAATTCTTGGTGCTCTTGTACACGAGTTAGGTCATTCAACGCATCATATGTAACTTCTTCAAGTGCTTGTATCGTCATTTCTGTAATTTGTTCGGCATACGGATCAATTTCAGTACGTTTGTTTCTTAATTGAGTTTGTAATCCTGCAATAGTAGCACGATGTTGAATGGCATCTTCTTCTTTATCGTAAAACATTTTGGGTGGTTTACCCAAAATACCAAGTGATTTTTGTGTTGTTTCTAATTCTAACAACAATTCTTTATATTCTTTATTTGATGATTCAGAGGAGGTTAACTCTTTTTGTTTTGTCTTTAGTACCTGCTCATGTTTATCATCATGAAACGGTTGTCCACACGTATGACACTCATGATTAGTAAGAGTTTTAATCTCAGTTAACAGTCGATTTATTGCTTTGTCTTCTCTGCTGATATCTAATTTAACTCTACTAATTTGTGTAGTTAATTCATTAATATCCTTGCGTTTTTGATCCCAGGACGAGTGATCACGATGAGCTTGGATCTCTAAGTCAATATCAATTTCTTGCAACGAGGCCAATGCTGCCTCAAGTTTTGTTATATCTTCAGTATTTTTACTAGTCCATAGTACTTGTCTACGGGTTAATGACGTAATTTGCTCTTGAATTCGTTTATTTGCATCTTGTACTGCACGAATTCTAAATTCTTCTGCTTGCACACTGTCTTTTGTGATGCGATTTAGATCTTTAATCTTGTCTGCTCGTTCACTTAGCAGGGTAATACCCAGCAATTGCTCAATTATAGTACGTTGATCATTAGCTTTTAATGATAAAAATGGTTCTGTGTATGTGTTAAGTGCCATGATGTGCTTAAACATATCATGACTCATGCCTAACATGGTCTCAATA